GGTTCAGCAGAACCTTATAAGCTTTCCGAAGAAGAAATGGAAATTATTTTAAAAGCAAGTAGAGTGTCTAAAGCTTATCTTGTTGGAGTAGATCATATTGTTTATAAAGGTAAACCATATGTATTGGAGGTTAATGGAAGTCCAGGTACAGGTGCTGATTATATGGCATATTCTTACGAAGACTATTATTCAGACGCAAAACCTTCAGAAAAAATTACAGGAGAAAATTTAATAGGTAATGTAATTAAATGGGTATCAAAACGAAGTCATTGGGATAGACAAGCAACTGCTGAATGTGGTTGGTTAGAAACTGTTGAAGCAGGTGAAGTTGGTAAAGTTAGAGCAAAATTTGATACAGGAAATGGATCAAAAGCTTGTGCCTTACACGCTGATGAAATTACAGAAGAAGGCAAAGTTATTAAATGGAAATATAATGGAAAAACTTATTCTAAAAAAAGATATGGAACAAGTGAAATCTATAGAGCAAATGCTGACGGAGAAGAACCATCCGAAACAAGACCAACAGTATTAATGGATCTAACATTTAATGGTTTTACCTATAAGAACATTGAGGTGGGTTTAGATAATAGACCAAGATCAGGTTCAGATTTACTAGTTTGTAGAGATTTAATGCGTCAAATGAATGTTAGTGTCAACCCTAATAGATCATTTGTATTAAGTAAACGATTAAGGCCGGTTGATAAAGAAAAGAACATTGACAAATAAGTCAAACTATGTTATATTAATAATAATGAAGAAGGAGATATAATGCAAGACGTGAAACTATTAAGACTATCTACTGGCGAAGACGTAATCGCTAAAATAGGAGAAAATGACCAAGGGATAAGTTTAAAAAACCCATTTGTAATCATACCACAACAAAAAGGACCAGGACAACCAATACAATTGATAATGTCATTGTATAATGCTTTTGGTAAAAATGATACAGTTACAGTTAGTAAAGATAAAATTGTTTTTACAACAGAACCTAAAGACGAAATATTAAAATCGTATCAACAAAATACAAGCAATATTATTACTCCTGTTACACCAGGTTTAATTACAGAAAATAAAATACCAAAGTTATAGTATGATAACTGTTTATTTTGTCCGTGATGGATCAAAAATAGCAGTTGATGTACCCGAAGGTACAACCTTAATGGAGGCTGCTAGAGATTATTCAAAGGTTTCTATACCAGAAATCCCAGCAGATTGCTGTGGTAGTTGTGCTTGTGCCACCTGTCACGTACATATAGATGAAAAATTTTATCAGCCTATTCCAAAAGAAACACCAGAAATAGAATTGTTAGAATATGAACCATACTTTGAACCAAAAAAAAGTAGATTATCTTGTCAAATAGAATTAACAAAAGAACATAATGGTTTGATAGCCACTTTAATAAAAAATTATATAATATGAACTTCTACAAATCGGTAATTGAACACAGAGGAAAACTCCTTGTTAGAGGTAATTTTGATGGTAAAGAATGGAAAGAAAAACTAGATTTCAAACCAACTCTATATTCATTAACACACGAAGAAACAGAATTTAAAACCTTACAAGGTCAATTCCTAAAACCTATTACTTTTAAATCTATTGATGACGCTAGACGATTTAGACGAGATATAGCAACAGAAAATTCTCCTATTTACGGACTAGAACGATACCATTATCAATATATTGGTAAAGAATGGCCAGAAGAAATTGCCTGGGACAAAAAGTTTATTAAGATTTATACATTAGATATAGAAACTACTTGCGAAAATGGATTTCCTGATGTTGAAAATCCAATAGAAGAGCTGTTAGCAATCACAGTAAAAAATCAATCAAACAAACAAATACTTACCTGGGGTGTTGGTCAATTTAAAACCGATAGAACAGATATTACTTATGTACAGTGTAAGGATGAAAAACAATTACTATTTGAATTTATGAAGTTTTGGATAAAGAATTATCCAGATGTTATAACGGGTTGGAATACCAAGTTTTTTGACGTACCATACTTAATGAATAGAATTACGTTAATAGCTGGTGACAAAATAGCAAACAAAATGTCGCCTTGGAGTTTAATTCATAAAGAAGAACTTACTGTAAGAGGCAGATTACAAACAGCATATGATATAAAAGGTATTACTAATTTAGATTATTTAGAATTATACAAATGGTTTATACCAACAAGGCAAGAGAGTTATAAACTTGACTTTATAGGTGAACTAGAACTTGGACGTGGTAAAGATGAAATGCCATACAGTACATTTAAAGAATGGTACACCAAAGACTTTCAATCCTTTATTGATTATAATATACAAGACGTTGAGATCGTTGACGCATTAGAGGACAAATTAGGTCTAATTGATTTATCATTAACTGTTGCCTATGAATCTAAAGTAAATTATGGAGATATTTTTTCACAAGTGAGAGTGTGGGATACTATGATAGCAAACAATTTAATGAAAAAAAAGATTTGTATTCCTCCAAGACAAGATAATATTAAGAATGAAAAGTATGAAGGTGCTTATGTAAAAGACCCACAATTAGGCCAGCACAAATGGGTAGTATCATTTGATATTAACTCCCTATATCCTCATATTATAATTCAATACAATATTTCTCCAGAAAAATTTATGGGTGTAAACTCATCTGGTATTTCAGTAAACAAGATGTTAGATCATAAGGCAGACCTAGATTATTTAAAGAAACAAAATACTTGTATCACTCCTAATGGAGCTTTGTTTAAAAATGATAGTCAAGGTTTCTTACCTGAAATGATGGAAACAATGTACAATGAACGAGTGATTTATAAGAAAAGAATGTTAAAAGCAAAAGCAGAATATGAAAGAACTAAAAATCCTGATTTGGTCAGAGAGATTTCTCGTTGCCATAATATTCAATGGGCAAGAAAGATTGCTCTTAATTCAGCTTATGGTGCCGTTGGTAATCAATATTTTAGATATTATGATGTAAGTCAGGCTAGTGCCATTACAACAGCCGGTCAATTCATTATTAGGTTTATAGAAGAAAAGGTAAACAATTATCTGAATACTATCTTAAAATCGGAAGAAAAATTAGATTACATTGTGGCGTCTGATACAGACTCAATTTATGTAACACTTGATAAGTTAGTAGAAAAAACTTGTGAGGGTAAAACGAATGACCAAATATGTAATTTCTTAGATAAGGTTGTTGGTAGTAGAATTGAACCATTCCTAGAAAAGTGTTTTGATGAATTATCCGATTACACAAATGCTTTTAAAAATTGTATGGTTATGAAACGAGAAATAATTGCCAACAAAGGCATATGGGTTGCTAAGAAAAGATATATGCTAAATGTTTTAGACGAAGAAGGCGTTAGACTTTCTGACCCTAAATTAAAGATTATGGGTATTGAGGCTGTTAAATCATCCACACCAAAAGTTTGTAGAGGTAAAATTAAAGAAGCTATTAAAATTATAATGTCTAAAAATCAATCTGATTTACACGCCTTTATTGCCGACTTTAAAAAGGAGTTTTTTCAAATGTCTGCTGAACAAATATCTTTTCCAAGAAGTTGTAACAATTTAAAAAAATACAAACATTCTAGTAATGTGTTTATCAAAGGTACACCAATACACGTGAAAGGTGCTTTGATTTATAATCATCAAATAAAACAATTTGGTTTAAAAAACAAATATCCTTTTATACGAGAGGGCGACAAACTTAAATTTCTAAAATTGATAGAAGCTAATCCATTTAAATTTGATGTCATTAGTTACATAACAACATTACCTAAAGAATTTAAATTACAAGAATACATTGACTACGAAGTACAATTTGAAAAAACATTTTTAGACCCAATGAGATTTATATTACAAGCAATTGGTTGGGAAAATGAACAAAAGGCCAGTTTGGAGGCTTTCTTTTAGAGCATATTAGATATGATTAATTAACATATCAATTTTTTAATTATGGACATAAGTATTAGTAACAAAAAATATAAAGTAATTTATGCTGATCCTCCGTGGTATTTTAAATCATATTCGCAAAAAGGACAAGGAAGAAACGCTACCAAGCATTATCAGTGCCTTGGTCTTAGTGACATTGTTTCTTTACCTGTTGAGCGAATTGCTGAGGACAATTCAACTCTCTTAATGTGGGTTACAGACCCATTTCTTAAAAAAGCATTTGAAGTTATAGAAGGCTGGGGTTTTACCTATAAGACAGTTGCCTTTACTTGGGTAAAAATGAACAAAACTAATCCTGATTACTTTACAGGAATGGGATATTGGACACGAGCCAATCCTGAAATGTGTTTACTTGCTACAAAAGGTAAACCAAAACGAATCAATAAAGACGTGCAACAACTAGTTGTATCTAAACGTAGAGAACACTCCAGAAAACCAGATGAAATGTATAATCGAATTGAAAGGTTGGTGGAGGGCCCCTATATAGAGTTGTTTGCCAGAACAAAAAGACCAGGTTGGGACAGCTGGGGAAACCAAACAGATAAGTTTAAATAATGGACTTGCTTTTATCGCTTTTATATGTTATATTATCTCTATTACTACCTGTGATTTTACTATGGAAATGGAATGAAGAAGACTCTAAATAAAGAAGAAGCACAATATTGTGCTAATGTATTTTCAAATTATTTCGATCAATTTACTCGTATAGATGAATATATGAGAGATCAGAAAATGGCTCAAATTGAATCTATACCAACTGCTCTTCCTGGTATGGGATTAGAAACAGAATTATTTAATGACTTTACTATGTCGCCAGAAGATATGGATTTAGAAGTTGCTGAACTAGATAACCATACGTGGGACACTTGTATTAATATGATATCAAGTCATAGTAATATGGTAAGTATTCCTGGTAAAAGTTTAAAGCTGGCAGTAAAGGAAAAGAAAACAAATACGTATGTTGGTTTTATGAGATTTGGTTCTCCTGTTATCAATATGAGGCCTAGAAATATATTATTAGGAAATGTACCTGATTTAAAAGTATTCAACAAGACTGCCATTATGGGATTTGTAATTGTACCATCACAACCTTTTGGTTTTAATTATCTTGGTGGTAAATTATTGGCTGCCTTGTGTTGTTCACATTCAGTTAGAGAAAAACTAAATAAAAAATACGATATGAATTTATGTATGTTTGAAACCACAAGTTTATTTGGTAACAGTAAAGCTGCTAGTCAATATGATGGTATGAAACCTATGTTAAAAAACAGAGGGTTAACTGATAGTGATTTTATTCCTATGATACACGGAAAACCATTTAAAGAATTACTTAGCTATGTTGAAGATAAAATTGGGGTGTTTATTAAAGAGGATGCCTCTAGTAGAAAATTAAAAATCACAACTGCAATCCAAGGTTTAATTAAAAATACTTTAGAGGGTAATGATTTACAAAAGTTTAAAGACACAATTACCAATGCTAAGAAGTTAACAGAACGTAAAAGGTATTACGTATCAAACTATGGTATTGAAAACTATATCGACATAGTAAACGGTAAGACAGATAAGATTGTTAAAGCACCTAACTTTGATAGATATAATGATGTTGAATTAATTGATTGGTGGAGAAAATTAGCTACTAAAAGGTTTAATAATATCAAAGAAGATGGTAGATTAAGAAATGATATTGAAATCTGGACTAAAGATAGTAACATAGATATTATAAGATGAATATAACAATATATAAAGAACCAAATAAATATATGACCCATTCTTTTCCAGTAACGGAGCTTGACAAAATCAAAGAAATCTGTTATAGTATGGATATAAAATGGTACGTAATAACAAAGACAGAACAGGAGATAATGAAATATGAGCAACTTTCTAAAGGACATAATTAAAGAAACGGGTAATGAATATGCTACAATCGTAGCAGATGGTGTTGACACCAATGATATAACAAGTTTTATTGACACAGGTTCATATGCCTTTAATGCTCTGTTATCCGGTAGTATCTATGGTGGTATGCCAGGTAATAAAATTACAGCAATCGCTGGAGAGGCCGCTACAGGTAAAACATTTTTTGCTTTAGGTATTTGTAAACATTTTTTAGATAAAAACAAAGACGCCGGTGTTATCTATTTCGAATCAGAGAGTGCCATCTCTAAAGAGATGATACAAAGTCGTGGTGTAGATGGTACTAGAATGGTAGTTGTTCCAGTTTCCACAGTACAAGAATTTAGGACTCAATCTTTAAAAATTTTAGACAAATATATTGAGCAACCAGAAAAAGACAGAAAACCAATAATCTTTGTATTAGATAGTTTGGGTATGTTATCGACCACAAAAGAAATGGAAGATACAGCTGCTGGTAAAGAAACAAGAGATATGACAAGATCACAAATTGTCAAATCAACATTTAGAGTATTGACATTGAAACTTGGTAAAGCAAATGTGCCTATGATTATGACCAATCATACATATGATGTTATCGGGTCAATGTTCCCACAAAAAGAAATGGGTGGCGGATCAGGATTGAAATACGCTGCTTCATCAATCATCTATCTTAGTAAGAGAAAAGAAAAAGAAGGTACAGAAGTTATTGGTAATATTATACATTGTAAAAACTACAAATCTCGTTTAACAAAAGAAAATGCCCTAGTTGATGTTAAGTTAACTTACAAACACGGACTAGACAAGTATTATGGTTTGTTAGAACTTGGAGAAGAAGCTGGTATCTTTAAAAAGGTATCTACAAGATTTGAAATGCCAGATGGAACAAAAGTATTTGGTAAAACCATTAATGATGATCCAGAAAAATATTTTACCAAGGAAGTATTAAATAAAATAGATGAACACGCCAAAAGAAAATTCAGTTACGGAACAGAAGAAGAATAAAAAACGATACATCTTTGTTCAAAGAGAGGGTGATGATTATACTTGTATTAAAATCATTGACGGTAAATTTGAAAATGTGGTGTATAAGTACGATAAAGTTGCTTTTGCTAAGGATGAAAATCCTGATGGAAAGTTGCCAATGAGGTTTGGTTATGATATAATAGTCAATCCAGATAAGGCAGATATAGATTCGCAAGAATTTATTGACTTTATAGGTGATATATTAATGGAACAATTGGAAAAACAAGTAAAGGATGGAACAGCTGTCTTCGACAAATAACGAAAGAATAGAAATAACTATATTACGAAACTTCTTTTATAATGAGGGGTTTACTCGTAAGACTTTACCTTTTGTAAAGCCTGATTATTTTACAAACAGAATTGAAAAATTGTTGTATGAAGAAATTGAAAACTTTGTACACAAATATAAAAACTTACCTACAAAAGAATCTATTCTAATTGAAATCAGTCGTAGAAAAGATATTAATGAAGAAGAATTAAAACTAATTAAAGACATTGTAACTAATTTCAATGATGAAAAATCTGATCTACAGTGGTTGTTAGATACAACAGAAAAGTTTTGTAAAGACAGAGCTGTACATAATGCTGTATTATCTGGTATTAAAATATTAGATGGTAAAGATAAAGAAAAACATCCAGAGTCTATACCAGGAATATTAAGTGAGGCATTAGCTGTTTCATTTGATAATCATATTGGACACGATTATATTAATGACGCTGATAGTAGATTTGATTGGTATCATACAAAAGAAAAAAGATATCCATTTGATTTATCTTTCTTCAATAAGATTACCAAAGGTGGTGTTCCAAGTAAAACTTTAAATATTGCTTTGGCAGGAACAGGTGTTGGTAAATCTTTGTTTATGTGTCACTGTGCTTCTCACTTCTTATCACAAGGACAAAATGTTTTATATATTACCTTAGAGATGGCTGAAGAACGAATTGCTGAAAGAATTGACGCTAACTTAATGGATGTTAGTATGGATGACCTACACGATATGCCTAAACAAATATATGATGGTAAAATGTCCAAGTTAAGAAGCAAAACAGCAGGTCAATTAATTATTAAAGAATATCCAACGGCGTCTGCTCATAGTGGACATTTTAGAGGATTGATTAATGAACTATCATTAAAGAAAAGTTTTAAACCAGATGTACTGTTTATTGACTATCTAAATATTTGTGCTAGTAGTCGTTTTAAAGGTGGTAACATATCATCATATTTTTATATCAAAGCTATTGCTGAAGAATTAAGAGGTTTGGCTGTTGAATTTAATCTACCTATCTTTAGTGCCACACAAACAACAAGAACAGGTTTCGTATCTACTGATATTGGTTTAGAAGATACATCTGAAAGTTTTGGTTTGCCAGCAACGGCTGACTTTATGTTTGCTTTAATGTCTAATGAAGAATTGGATGCTTTAGGTCAAATGAAAGTTAAACAGTTAAAAAACAGATACAATGATCCTGGTATTAATAGGGCATTTATTGTAGGTGTAGATAAAAGTAAAATGAGATTATATGATGTAGAAAATTCGGCACAGAATATAGTACAAACCAAAGACAAAGGAAGTTTTCCTAATCCTGAAACGGCTTATGATAAGTTTTCTGATTTTAAAATATAGGAGAAATAATGAGTAAATTTGTAGTATTAACAAATGTAAATGCCCCATTTGAGGGAAAAGAAATAGTGATTAACACAGATCATATAGTTTCCGTATATAGGGACATTTTGGCTGGCAACAAAGTTGCTTTATGGTCAAGCAAAAACTTTTGGCACGTTGAAGAAGACTTTAATACGGTTATGGAAAAAATAGGATTGGATTATAAAGAAAAAATTGTTGAACCTAAACCGAAAGAAGAAGTTAAGCCTGAAGAAAAGGAGATAAATTAATATGATGGAAGAAACGCTGTTTAGAATACCGTATTGGACAATACCAACTCTAAATTTTAGCACAAAGAAAAAACAATTACTAACTTTATTGAAAGCATATCCTGAAAAAAAACACGGTATGCAAACTTTTATTACTAATAGACAAAGCGACAGAAGTAATTTAGCAGAAGCATTTGCTACTATTTGTGGGGAAGAATTAAATATGTTATCACAACAAATAAAAAAAGATATTCAGATTGAAGACATCTGGTCGGTATCATATAAAAAAGGTGATTATCATACAACACACAATCACGGTTCAGTTGGGTTAACAGGTATCTTATATTTACAACAAGATAAGAAAGCACCTGTTACACAATACTTACAACCTTGGAATGATTGGTATTCAGATAGAACTATTTACTATCCATTACCGGTAACAGAAGGCCAAATGGTTGTAGTACCTAAATTTATTTCACACTTTACAGAACCTAGCAAGTCCACTACAATGAAAAAAATAATATCTTGGGATATGAAAATCATATAATGATAACCAAAAACCAAAAACTACAAAAAGTAAAATTTCACAGAGGCGATAAACGGCCTAATAATTTACAACCACCACTATCTTATATAAAAAAGATGGTTAAAAGAGGAAAAGAAATTATATGGCAGGTAATTGAAGAACCAACAAAAAATGTGGTTGCGGAATATTTTTTTGAAGAGGATGCTCATAAATTAACTAATTTTCAAAACAAATTCAAAGTTTGGGAAGGTAACGGTGGCATACCTAATTTCCTATGGATTAGAACATAAGTCTTATAAATATAAGTAAAGTTGATTTATATGGAGTGCGTGATTATAGTTATGGAAACAATGAGAGAAATATGTTCAGTTTTAAAGGATTCATTACCAAAGAAAAGAATACACACCTCGAACACGTAGAGGATGATATTATTAATAGAGGCTCCAACGGAGGAGTTAATGCTATTAATTTCCTAAAATCTGTTAGAAATATGCTTGCTGGTTCATCTGGCAAGAAAGTCAATATGTCTGTCAAATGGGACGGAGCTCCAGCTATTATTGCTGGTATCAATCCAGAAAACGGCAAATTCTTTGTCGGTACAAAATCAGTATTCAACGTAACTCCTAAGATCAATTACACAGTAGGTGATATAAACAAAAATCACAGTGGCCAATTAGCTAATAAATTAACTATAGCTTTAAGAGAATTAGCTAAATTAAACATAACTGGTATATTACAAGGTGATTTTTTATTTGATAAATCAGATTTAAAGTCAGCAACCATTGACGGTGAAAATATGATTACATTTACACCTAACACTATTACCTATGCCGTGCCTGTTGATTCAGATATCGGTAAAAGAATACAAAGAGCTAGAATGGGTATCGTATTTCATACATCTTATTCAGGTAAGAAAATGAAAGATTTAAGAGCAGGTTTTGGTACAGTATCGGGTAAATCTGGAATATCTTCCGTATTCCTAGCTGACGCTGCTTACACAGACGTAAGCGGCTCAGCTAAATTAACTTCATCAGAATTATCTAATTTTGATTCCAAATTAAAAATGGCAGAAGGATCATTATCCAAAGCAGGCCCTATACTAGATGAAATGAGTAAAACATCCTCCGATGCTCTATCTGTAGGTTATAGATTAAAAACTTTCTTTAATCATTTTATTAGAAACACACAAGGTAATATGGCTAAGGTAAAAACATTGGTAGATATGTTTAGAGAATATTACGAACAAATTTTAAGAGCAGAAATAGACTCCAGAAAAACAGAAAGTGCTAAAAACAAATATAGAGATATATTAAAAACCAATTTAAGATTTATAGATAGAAATAAACAGGCACTCTATTTTGCCATCGCTTCACACGTTACTCTACAAAATGCTAAAAATTATTTAGTAAGTAAGTTGAGTGAGATACAAAGTATTGGTCATTTTTTAAGAACACCTACAGGTTATAAAGTAACGGCGCCTGAAGGATTTGTGGCAGTTGATAGGGTGGCTGGTGCTGTTAAGTTGGTAGATAGATTAGAATTTAGTAGAGCCAATTTCACGGCTGAAAAAGATTGGGTAAAAGGATAATGGATTTTTTAGAACACGCAGAAATAGAAAAAAAACAACTAGACGAATCGTATAAACAAAGTTTACAAAATAAAATGGAAAGATATTTGGATTCTTTTAGTGATGATTTAAAAAATAGTATTATAAAAAAACTAGAAAAAAGAAAAACAGAATCAGAAAGATTACAAGAGGAGTTGGAACCATTACCGTGGTGTCCTATGTCAAACGAATGAAAACATTTGGTCAATTTTTTTCAGAGGCAGTTAATGAACCAAAAATCATAATGATTGGTGGACCAGGTTCTGGTAAATCAACTTACTCAGAAATTATTACTAAAAAGTTAAACATACCACATATCTACACAGGCGATATGATGAGAGCTTTAGCAAAACAAGATACACCGGATGGTGTTAAAGTAAAAGATTTATTAGCACAAGGTAAATTCGCTCCATTAGAAATTGTTATTAAGGCAGTTAAAGATAGAGTTTCAAAGCCAGACGCACAAAACGGTTATGTGTTTGATGGTTTCCCTCGTAATGTTGACCAAGCAGAACGAATGAAAAAGGAAAGTATTGAATACAACTATGTTATTAACCTTGAAGTAAGTGAAGAAGAAATTATTAAAAGATTATCAGCAAGAGGTAGAGCTGATGATAAACCAGAAATTATTAAAAAGAGATTAGAAGTGTATCACCAACAAACAGCACCATTGTTAGATTATTTTAAAAGTAATATAATAAATATAAAAGCTGAAGGTAGTACACCCGAAAAGATAGCTCAAACAATTATAGATAAAGTAAAATGAAAACATTAAAAGAATTAAAATCATTTATAAGCGAGGGTCTTTATGACCCAGGTATCTTTAAGGTTTTCTTTTTAGCTGGAGGACCAGGTTCTGGTAAAACATTTGTAACACAAACAGCATTTGCTGGCACAGGTTTAAAATTGGTAAATTCTGATTCAGCATTTGAAAGGGGTTTAAAGTCAGCCAATCTTTCATTAAAAATGCCTGACGAGGAAGAATACTTTAGAAACATTATTAGACAAAGAGCAAAGATGACAACATCCACTATGTTAGATACATATGTACAAGGCCGTTTAGGGTTGATTGTAGATGCAACGGGAAGAGATTTAGACCTTGTAACAAGACAATACAATATGCTTAACAGTATAGGTTATGATTGTTATATGATATTTGTTAATACAAGTTTAGAGGTTGCTTTAGAAAGACAAAAGAAAAGAGAAAGACAAGTACCTGCCTATGTTGTAAAAACAAGTTGGGATGGAGTACAAAGAAACATTGGTGCCTTTCAAAGACTTTTTAGTCCTAATAGATTATTAATATTAGATAACAATAAGAGTGACCAAGAATTGGTTACAATTACATTAAATCAAGCTTCTAAGTTTATTAGAAGTCAATTAACTAAAAAACCTGATAACTATATTGCTAAACAGTGGATACAAAAAGAACTAGAGGCAAGAAAAAGAGTATGATAAAAAGATTTAAAGAAGTACAGGAAACAATAGTTAAAGTAGATGGTAAGTATAAATTAGTTTCTAAAAAAGGAAAGAATTTAGGTACTTACGATACTAAAAAAGATGTTATTGATAGAGAAAAACAAGTACAATACTTTAAACATATGAAAGAAAGTATTATTGATATACCTCGTAGAACATATGCTCCAGGTGTATTTGATGAGGCTGATACTTCTAATCCAAAAATCAAACCTAGTGTTAAGAAGTTAATTGATGACCAATTAAAAGATTTTGAAAAAGAATATACTATTCTTAAAGTAGGATTAATAGGTTCCATTCTTACAAAGAGATATAGAAATGACGCAGACTTAGACATCAATGTATTATTTGATGTACCAAAAGAAAAACAAGAAGAAGAACGAGTAAGACTATCTAAACAATTCTTATCTGTTTCTAATCCTGATAACATTCAAGGCAAAGAAATTCCAGGAACAAAACACCCAATCAATTTTTATTTTCTTACATCTAAAGAAACGTATGATGACCAAGAAAAAAAAGCAGACGCTGTGTTTGACATAGAAAACAATAAGTTTATTAAACGACCAGATGAATTTGTTTTTGATCCAAGTCTATATGTAAAAGAGTTTGAAAAAAAAGTACAAGAATTAGATGTCATTAAAGGTGAACTCAAAAGAGATATCATTGATTATGATGAATTAAAAGAATTAAATCCTAATGATGTTTTAGAGTTACAAGATAAAATTAATGACAAGCTAGAAGAAATAGAAAACGATATTGAAGATGTAATTAAAGTAGGCGATACTGTTGACGCAGAAAGAAGAGCAGCCTTTGATACTGATATGTCGCCAGATGAAATCAAACAATTTGGTATTAAAAATAGATTGCCTAAAAACGTTGTCTATAAATTGTTGGAAAAATATCATTATCTAACATTTTACAAAAAATGTAAAAAGATTTTAGATGATGGAATAGTAACAGACGCTGAAATAGATAGTTTGAAAGAAGCAATAACATTAGACAAAGTAAAAATAAAAGCAACTGCTTGGTTTAAAAGTTTAGTTACTAAAATTAAAATGATAGCAACAACTCAAAAGAGATATGAATACGCTGCTAAAATTTTACAAGATGTTATTGATAGAAAGAAAAGAGAAAGAGCAAGAGAAGGATTACCACTAAGACACGATATTGGATATTACGCTTCTGCTGTCGCTGATACATTTAGAGATATTGATGGCAAAAAACTACAAATAATGGTACACGAAGAAGTAGAATTGTTGGACGAAGCAAAAGGAAAATCAATAGCATTTACTTTTGGTAGATTTAATCCACCAACTATTGGCCACGAAAAACTTATTAACAAAGTTAAGAGTATACCAACAGATGATTATAGAATTTATTTAAGTAGAAGTGAAGATAGTAAAAAGAATCCTTTAAGTCCTAGACAAAAATTAGATTATATGAAACAAATGTTTTCTAGTCACGCTAGCAAAATAGAAATCAATTCTTCAAATATGATTTTAGATATTGCTACCAATTTATATAACAAAGGTTATAAAGAAATAACAATGGTTGCCGGTAGTGATAGAGTACAAGAGTTTGAAGGCATATTAAAAAAATATAACGGTGTTAAAAGCAGACACGGATTATATAACTTTGATAGTATAAGAGTGGCCTCAGCAGGAGAAAGAGATCCTGACGCTGAAGGAGCGATGGGTATGTCAGCAAGTAAAATGAGAGCGGCGGCCGCCAAAGGAGATTTAGAAACTTTTAAAAAAGGTTTACCTACGGGATATAGAAATGCAGATGATTTATTTAAAGATGTCAGAAAAGGTATGAGATTGGCCGCTAGTTTTGGTGGTATGTCTGCCGTAGGAACTGGTGCAAGACCAATAGCCTCAATGGAAGAATTTGAACAAAATCAAATAAGAGATTTATATATTAGAGAAATAATCTTTAATATAGGAGATAAAATAGATTACATCAAAGAGAATCTACAAGGTAAAGTCGTAAGACGAGGAACTAACTATGTTGTTTTAGAAGACAACAACAATAATTTACACAAAGCTTGGATATGGGATTGTATTCCTATTCCGGCAGACAGAGAAGTAGAAGTGAGAGAATACAATTTAGATATTGATTACGGATTTAGAGCGGTAACTAAAGAAGATTTGGATAGATTACCACAAGATAAAGATATAAAGAGTAAAGATGGAACTCAACCTAAAAAATACTACAAACAACTATCTAAAGATGTAAAATCAAAAAGAGCAGATCACTTCAAGTCACAAGACACAACAAAACCTGGTTATAAACCAGCTCCTGGCGATAAAGAAGCTAAAACTAAACCAAGTATTCACACACAAAAATATAAGAAGATGTTTGGTGAATTTAGAAAAGAGTTACAGGACGCTTGTTGGACAGGTTATAAACAAGTAGGATTGAAGATGAAAAATGGAAAACAAGTACCAAATTGTGTGCCAGAAGCATACGATATAGGACACGATTATGCTGAAGCAAGAGCAAAACAAGCAGTTTCTCAAGGTAAGGTTCAGAAACTTGTAACTGCTCACGGTCTTAAATTCAACGGTAAAGTATATAAAGAAATAGATATGGAATTGAAAGGTATTGATAATAACACTAAAATGGTTACATTTAATATTATTCATCCAAAAGAAATATTTGGTAATGAAGTTAAACTGGCGTTTAAAGTTTTAAGTAGAGGGCCATTTATGGCAACTGATACTTCTAAGAAGATGGAAGCATACGATATAGGACACGATTATGCTGAATATACTAATAAAATAACACCAGGTCAGGCTAAGTATGACCCTAAATTTCAAGGAGGAGACTATAAACCTAGTGATCCTAAAAAGAATTTAAAACAAGTGGTAACCACTCCAGTAATAAAAGACGTACAGAACATAAAGAAAGAAGATATTGAAAAATGGTCATTGTCAGATGAAACAATAGATAAATATAAGAAAAGATATGCTGAAGAATGGCGATCTAGGTTAGATGAAGTTGTAACAAGAATGATGGAAAAAATATAATGTTGAGTTTTACTGATTATAAAGATAAGATTAGCAAGTCGGTAATGTATCACGTTGAGAATAACATACCTTTTTCTGAAAATATCTATAGAATACACAGTGAAGAATTTTATAGTTTGTTTAGAGAAGCTAGAGAACTGTTTAACGAAGGTCTTTTAACTGAAATATCCGATTGGGATAAACAAGTATTAGAAAGTGACATTGGTGATTTTGGTATCTTTGAAGATAAAAAAGTACCACTAGATATACCAATTGCTGAAGAAGAAAAAGATCCTCCTTTGAACAAACCAAAAAGAGGCGGACCAAAAAAGTTTTATGTGTTTGTCCGAGATGGCGATAAGATTAAGAAAGTCACTTGGGGAGATACAACTGGATTAAGTGTAAAACTTAAAAATCCAGAAGCAAGAAAAAGTTTTGCTGCTAGACACAAATGTGACCAGCAAAAAGATAAAACATCAGCAGCGTATTGGGCTTGTAATTTGCCACGATATGCTAAAAGTTTAGGAATGAGCGGCGGTGGAAATTTTTACTGGTAATCCTTTTTCAGATTCATTTGTTTCTGAAAATAGATTTAAAAGAGTTTTTGATGAGCAAGTTGATGACGGTGAATTGATTTGGCATAAAGATAGAAAAGATAGAGTTATCTATGTCATTGAAAGTAACGGTTGGAAGATACAATATGATAACCAATTGCCAATTGATTTAGTAAATGGAAATACGTACTATGTGAAAAAGGAAAATTATCACAGAGTACACAAAGGAAAAGGGAATCTAGTAATAGAGATACAACAATGAAAACATTAAAAGAAGTAAGACTAGGATTATTAACAGAAGCGACAGCTTCTAAAACAGATTTACAATATATAAGAGCTAAAACAGCACGTAATGACCACTTTGCTACAAGAATTTATATAGCAGATAGAATTTTAGGCGATAAAGATTTAGCAAATGCATACAAGTCATTAGAATATTTACATAATAAAAGATATGTTGGTGATGATGCAGTTATTCTAAGACAAAAATTAGAAAAATCTTTACAGACAATATTAAAAAACAAAGTTTCCAATTGGGACGAAATATGGAGTGAACTATAATGAGTAGATACAGACAAACAATGGAATCAGCTTTGAGAGAAGTTTATAAATTAAATGAAAAAGACCACGAAGTATCAATGGCAAGAGGCGAGTTAGAAGCCATCGCAGATAAAGCAACTCAACTTGCTTCTATGTTACAAAGTAAATCAGACGAGGGCAATCCATTAGAGGCTTGGGTACAATCTAAAATTACAAAGGCAAAAGATTACATCAATTCTGTTTCTGATTATATGACGTATAATCCAGATATGAAACAAAATGAAGAAAAAGAAGAAGTTAAATTAGATGAATTTACTTCTGATATGATTAAAAGATTACAAAAATCATATTCTACAATGCCTCAAAAAATTTCACCAGAACAAGCAACAGCTCTTTCAAAACATTTAGATAGACTTGATTTGGTATCATTAAAACAATTAGTAAAAGCAAACATACCTTTCGTATCAACAGTTGCTAAAAATAAAGTTTACAAAAAAACAGGTAAGTTTGAAGAGGTTGAATTAGAAGAAGGTTTTGCTTCCAATCTAATTGTTAAAGCAAAAGAGATTGCTAAGAAATTATCAGGCAATATGACAAAAGCCTATGATGAAATAGAAAAAGTTGCTAAAGGGTTATCAAAAGATCCTGAAGTACAAAAGGCATTACAAATGGCTAATGAAGAAATAGCAAGACCTAATCCATCTAATCCAAATCCTAATAAAGATTTAGATGAGGGTCTAATGAAAGACATTTATAGTATGGACCAAGACGGTGCTAGTGTTGAAGAAATTGCTAAGAAATTAAAAATGAATGTTGCTACTGTTAAAAAAATATTAGGTGAAGAATTGACCGAAGAAGATGAAAAATCTTCTGATTTAAATAAAAAAAAAGATGTAGAAGCAATGGAAAAACAAATGATTGCTTTACAAGGTCAAGTAAATCTATTAAAGCAAAAATTAGAAAACGAAAAAAATAAGACAATCAAACCTGTACCTAATAAAGAAACCGGTGAAGTATCACTTACTTTTGGAATTGCTAATAAACTGTTAAAAGATAAAGCAAAAAAAGAAGAAGAAAAGAAACCAGTTGAAGATGTAGCGGAATCATCTACATTAAAAAACTCTTTTAAAGAAGAAAGAAGACTATATGTAGAAGCTATTGCTGGTCTACAAAAGAAGGCAGACAAGTCGGGTATGTCTTATTCAATATTAAAAAAAGTTTACGATAGAGGTATGGCCGCTTGGAAAGGTGGACATAGACCAGGTGCTAGTCAGCACCAATGGGCATTTGCTCGTGTAAACTCATTTATAACAAAATCCTCAGGTACCTGGGGCGGCGCTGATAAAGATTTAGCGAAACAAGTAAAAGGATAAAAAAATGAAATATTTAAATACAAAACCAGGTAG